AACGCCACCATCTTCCTCACCCAGAAGGCGCTGATCCGGCGCGAAAACCAGTGGGTCTCGAAGTTCTTCGGCACCGGGATCTGGACCAATCAGGCCAGTGGCCAGGCGACCGCGGACTCCACGCACGTCGTCTACTGGGACTCCGGGAACTATCCGAACGGCAACCCCATCACGGACATTCGCCACGCGAAGACCCAGATGCGGCTGTCGAGCGGCGGCTTCGCGCCGAACATCTTCGTGGTGAGCCGCCCGGTGTTCGACAAGCTCGTCGATCACCCCGACTTCATCGACCGCACCAAGTACGGCCAGACCGCGCCGAACCCGGCAGTGGCCACCCGTCAGATCATGGCCGAGATTCTCGAACTCGAAGAGGTCCTGGTCATCGACGCCGTCTACAACACGGCGGCGGAAGGCGCGGCTGAATCCAATTCGTTCATCGGCGGCCTGAGCGCGGCGCTCTTCTACCGCCCGAAAAACGCCGGCCTGATGACTCCCAGCGCCGGGTACGTGTTCAACTGGACGGGCCTGATCGGAACCACCGGCGGCGCCGGCGTCCGCATCAAGACGTTTCGTATGGAGCACCTGGCTTCGGATCGCGTGGAGATCGACTCGGCGTTCGATATGCGCCTGGTTTCTGCGGATCTCGGGTTCTACTTCAACAACGTGATCTCGGCGGTGTAGTCATGATGCTTCGTCGTGAATCGTGGGCGCGGCTGACCAGGGGTCTGGTTCCTCCGCTGTACGTCCTGCGCCCGTTGCAGGGCTTTACGCCGTCAGACATCGGCGATGAGTATCCCGCTCCCGATGCCACAAACAAGGTCCAGTTGACGCGCGCGCGGCAGCTTTACGAGCAACGCCGGATCGGGACGCAGGCAGAAGCGGAGCGGGCGTTCTCCAAGCTTCCCAAACAAGAACCGGCTAAACCCGGAAAGGAGAAGAGGAATGGCAATCAAAGTGGAAAAAACGCCCATTAACGCTCCGGAGTTTCAGAGCGCGGGTCCGCAGCCCAACTTCAAAGGCAGCTACCCATCGAAGCAGAAGCAGTTCCTGTCGGCGGTGCAGACGGGCAACGGTGCGCAGCAGAGCATCGCGCACGGCCTGGGGTCGGTGCCTGCGGGCGTGTTGGTCTCCTGCGCCGACAACAGCGGGAGTGCCAACGTCTTCACGGTGACCGAGGGAACGCACGACTCGACCAACGTGAAGGTGACCGTGACCACCAGCGCGAAATACAAGATCCTGGCCTGGCTCTGATTCCGATGAAAGCAAAATCGTTCGGCAAGATTCCCGTCCCCACGCCGGGCACGCCCGTGCCGGTTACCAGTGACACGAATCTGCGCGTGGAGAGGTTGCGCTTCGCGGCGGCCATCGGCGATACGGGGCGTGTGTTTCTCGGCGTCTCCGGCATGAACAAGGCGAACGGCGCGGGCGTGGTCAAGGAGTTCTGGCCCACTGGCGCTGGTGGCGGCGTCGCGGATGCTTACGAGATCTGGGCGGAAGACTCCAGGCATCTGCTGGTGCCATCGGATTACTACGTCGATGCCAACAACGCGGGCGAAGGACTGATCGTCGCCTACTGGACGTGAGATGCCGAACTGGCCCAGCATTGAAGCGTTCGTGGACGGCGTCATTTCGCAGACGTTCGGCGAGCCGGTGGTGTACCAACCGGTGCAAGCAGGCGCGGCGCAGGGAAGCGCGTTCACGGTGACGGCGGTGCGCCATTTGCGCGTGCGCGAGGAGTCCGGCGCGATGGCGAACTTCGAAGAGATTTCGGTGAATTCTTCCGACTTCTCGAATCCGCCGGCAAAGGGCGATTGGGTGACCGCGTGGGGTGCGCAGTACGTGGTGACGACGGTTCGGCAGCCGGATGCCTACGGCATGCTCAACCTGGCACTGCTGCAGCGCGCGAGTTGACAGTTCCGTGATCAATCCGAAAACAATACTTGGCGAGTGGGTGACTGCGCTCCAGTCCTGCCCGGACTTGGTCGATGCGCTGGGCGGCGACGGCGACAACATCCGCGCATTCATGGAAGGGCTGGCTACCGACAACAATCTTAGGCTGGCCATTCTACAGATGCCGCCCGGCTCGATTCTGGTTGCTTGGAACGGCACCACGCCGCGGCGTCTCACTGGCGGATCACTGCACTTCGCGCATCGCTTCTCGATCTACTTGCGGGCGCCGGAACAGAATTCCACCGCGACGTATGCCGATCTGTTCTGGCTGCTGGTGAGCGCAATACCAACGGGTGCTCCATCGTGGGCGTCGCTTCTGCATTTCCAGATCGATCCCGATTGCTACCCGATGGACATGGATCTGCCCTCCGCGCAGCGAAACACGGTTGTGGTGAGCGCGGACGGGGCGACCCTCGATTACTTCGAGGTGCAAGCAACGCTCGTGGAGCAAGGCAATCCCGGCGGGGAATGAGGACAACATGGAAACGGTTTTTATGAGATCGCCGGATGGCGAAGTGAAGGAAGTTGAGGCGACCACCGAAACTCTGACGCCCCGCATGGCGTCCGGTTGGCATCAGGTTCCCGCGCCGGCGGCGGCGCAAAAGCCGGTAGTTGTGGCTGAGGAGGAAAAATAGCATGGCGAACATCAGTGAATTGCTGAACGGTTGGGGATTCGGCAAACAGACCGCCATCGGAACGGCGAATCTGGTCGCCACCATCTGGCGTCACACGAATCTCAATACCAAACCGTGGGCGAAGGTCCCCGTGAACGAGGATGACCGGGCGGAAATCGGCAAAGGCCACGAGTTCCCGACCCAGCTTTTCAAGTCGCACTACAACATGCCGGCCTACGAGCTCTCGAAGTACGCCTCGTCGGAGTTCCTCGCGTGGGCGATGTCCTTCTCCATGGGCAACGTCGTCATGAGCGGCAGTGGTCCGTACACGTACATCATCGTTCCGGCCCTGGGAGCGACGAACCCGACAGGCCTCGAACTGCCATACTTCTCGTTCGTGCAGCAGATCCGGCCCGGCGGTTCCGCGGTGCTGGACGAAATGCTGGTGGGCTGCGCGGTCAAGGGCTGGAAACTCTCCATCAAGAACTCGCCTGGCCGCGCCAGCGCGATGTGCTCGGCGGAGTGCGTCACCACCGGCCAGTACACTTCGCCCAGCGGCATCACACTGCCAGCCATCTCCACGCCGCATGAATTCAACGCCGGCATGATCAGCGCTCTGACCTTCAACGGCATCAACTACCTTTCTGGCGGCAGCGCCAAGCAGTTCGTGTCGATGGAAGCCTCCTGGGAAAACAACTTCCGGCCCGGCTTCTTCCCCGGCTCGGGAGCTCAGGACGGCTACCAGATCCAAGGGCGTTTCGAGTGGGGTGACCGCGCCTTCGCGGTGCAGTTTGTGGTGCGCGTACAGGCGGGATCGACCGAGTACGCGAACCTGATCAACCTGACCACCGGCACGGCCACGTTTACCATGACGCGCGACGCCAACAATTCCTTCACGATGCTCATCCAGAAGATGGGCTTCAACGTCGCGGAACTCGGAAACACAGACGGCATCGTGACGCTCCAGATCACCGGCGTTCAACTCTACGACCCCACCAACGGGATGGTGACGATGACAATCACCACTCCGCTACAGGGCATCTGCCAGTAGGAGATTCACATGGAAATCGAAAAGAAAGCAGGCTTCGATGCGTCGAAGCCGTTTGTGGTGCCGATCCTGTCGGGCGGCGAGAAGACCTGCGAGGTCAGGTTCCCTTCGGACGAGGAGTGGTGCGCGTGGGCGCGTGCGCAGCGCACCGTGCGCCATTTCCTGGGGCGTGGGAAGTCGCAGAGCGAAGACGTGGACCTGCCCAAGATCAACGCGGAGTTATTCGCCAAGATCCGCACGGACAAGGACGGCCCGGCCTTCGATGATGCTGAGGCCGGCATGGTGATCGGCCGCATTGAGCGGTGCGCCGTGGCCAACGTCGAGCGCGAAGGTATTAATTACAGGATCGAGATGAAGATCCCTGGCACGCGCGTCGTGCATGTGCTGCGGATGCCCACCGCCAAGGAGATGCAGGATCACGAGCGGGCCTCGACCAGCGTCGTGGCCGCGCGGAGGTCGGTCGAGACGCGCGCGTTCCTGGAGCCGAGCGGCGCGCTCTACGACAAGCTGCACATCTCGCACGATGGGTACGCCGGCACCGTGCCCATCGTTCACAAGTCGGCTGCGGTGTCCGAGGTCATTGCACAACTCGCTATCGAGGCCGACGAAGACCCGGAATAACCGCGCCCGGCGACTGGCCGGAAGAGCCGGGCGTTCGATTCCTGATCCGGTCGGTGCTGCACCAGGGCGGGCTGTGCGGGCCTGACGAAGAATGCCCCGACCGCGTGTTCCGGTGTCGCCGGTGTGGTTACTCGGCGCAGACAGAGTTGGATGGCTGCCCCGCGTGCGGTGCGGATTGGAAGGCCATCGACGTCAGCCATGGGCCGGGCTGTCCGAAGAATCTCCTCGAAGAGGCGATGGACACGCCGAGCGGCGCTCTCGTGCGACGATGCTTCCGGATTTTGAACGCGAAGAGCATCGGGTTGACGATCACGCTCGCGGACATCACGGAAGAGGAGTTCCGGATTCTGGAGTTGATCGAAGCCGAACGTCAGGACACGCGCACCGGGAAGTGTTAGACTCGACTCTCGGGACGGCTTGTCGCCTGCCATCTGATCACTCATGTTGAAGATATCGCTCAGTTTTCTCAAATCGTTGACGAGCCTGTCTTCGGAGCGAATGAAGAAAATCCCGAAATTCGTCCAGATGCTCCAAAGCAATCCGAATCTCCCGAGCCTGAACCTTGAGCACCTTGCGAGCGTTGATCTGTACTCGGCGCGAATCGACGATTGCTACCGTGCGATTCTCTGTCGGCGCGGAGCGGATTACATCCTGCTAACGGCAGACAAACATGAGAAAGCTTACCGCTGGGCGGAACAGGATGCTTGCTTATCTCAATCCGCTGCGCTTCCTGTCGAGCCGTACGTCTCGATTGCGTCAGGCAAGCTGGAAGAAGCAGCACCGACGCCACTTGGGAAACCAGAGCCCTCCACGACTTCGCCCACAACGAGCCTGCAGCGGGGCGAATTCTTTCATGTTGGCAGTATTCACACTTGGAATGAACTCAGGGAGCACTTTGCTTGGGATTCGGACAAGAAAGGCTATTATCTCCCCGAGAGGAACGGTCACGTTGTCTGTGCTTGCCTTCGTGCCGAACTGAACCCATCGGCTCCTTGGGCGATTCTGGTGGGCAAGGAGCCGCCGCACCTTCGGAAAGCGGAACTGCTTGTCCGGGAGCCGTCGCCGATTCCGGTGTTCATAAAGCAAGCGGTGGACCAGTGGGAGTACTGGGGGCATTTTCGTTTCGAGCGCTGCGAGAAGGATTCAGAAAAGATGCGCCCGGTACTTCCGGAGAACCGGCGGAACGATACCAGCATGATCCTTTACCTTTCTGAGGTTGAATAGCCGAAATGGCCGTTCAGTTGGGCGCTAACCTAGTCAGTGTGGGGCAATAAGTGGATCTAGAAGACTTTCTTGAGTCTGTCGTCAAAGAGACTAACGCAAACGCCGGCGCTTACAGTGCCAACTTCAGTCCAGGCACACCTGTGCATGCCGCCCCCTTCTTCGGGCGAGCAGATATTGCTTCCTATGCAACCGTTGGCCTAAACCCAGCTCCTGCAGAATTTCAGCAAGGCCGATGGCCCGCCACTGCTATGCCTACCGCGGATCACCTGAGTCGCCTATTGCAGTATTTTGCAAACACTAACGTGCCCTACTATAAGTCGTGGTTTGGACCCTGGGAGCGTGCTCTTAATTGTTTAGGAAGATCCTACTTTCAGGACACCGCGCACTTCGACCTGTCGCCGAGGGCTACCATACCGGTCGGTGGGTGCCCTGACCGGCAACGGTTTGTCAAAATGGTCGCCGCGGATCTAAAGTGGCTTTTTGCACTCTTGGCTGGCAGGACGGAGATCCGAGGACTCTTGGTTGCCGGGAGTTCATGGTGCATTACGCGGAGCGGAAAAGCCGGCGCTGTGCATCTCGACAGGATTATTCGGGAGGCTGGCCCGAGCTTCGGGTTTGCGCTTGCGAAAGCTAAGGTCCTGAGTAGGTCCGGTACCAGGTTGGCTACCTATAGCCTGAGTCGCCCGGGCGGCGACAACATTCCTGTCTTCTTTTGTGGGGCGTCGCCCAGCAGCAACTCGCCGGAGGTCCTCGTCCAAGCGGTACGGGATCATGCTGTGATGCTGAAGCACCTCGGATTCTAACCAACCCTATCAGGTCTCCTCTCTGAGGCTTGGCGAAATTTGAGTTTTGGCTCCCTTTGACGCCAGCCTCTAAATGCTTGCCTAGCGCCCGTATCGGACACTGATTCGTTTCACGGCGTTGCGGCCCTCTCTGGCTGACCTGGACAAAAAATGCCAAGATTCCAAACGGCAATCCGCCGTGCCCGGTTCGTCTACTCGCCCTACACCGCGACCGAGATGCAGGGCTTCGCGCAGGTGCTGGCGGATTCGATCCGGGCACGCATTCAAAGCGGACGGAACATCTACGACCAGGCTGCCGCTCCGCTGAAGCCCGGCCAGTCCGGGCGCCGCGGTTACCCCGATTACAAGTCCGCGCGTGGCCTCCAGCCCATCCGCGATTGGACCTGGAGCGGGCATACCCTGCGCTGCCTTAAGGTCCTGACCGCGAATGAGAATCGCGCGGCGATCGGGTTCCTCGACGAAGCCTTTCCTGGACGTCGGCTCACAGCCTCGCAGATCGCCGCCTTCAACAACCGGCGCGAGGCGCAGTGGGGCGTATCGCCGCGCGACCGCCAGGCGGTGCTCGCGGCATTTCAGGCGCGTCCCTTCGTGATGCTCAAGGCAGCGTAAATGGCAGACCAAGCGGAACGCGTAATCCTCGAAGCCGAGGACCAGGTCACCCCGATAACGGACAAGGCTAACGCCGCCCTCGACGGCTTCGAGAAGAAAGCAGAGTCATCGCACGGCAAGGTCATCCGGATTTCGGATCAGACCCGGTCCTCGGTCCAGCGGCTCATCGCCTCCCTCGAAAAGCAGGCCGAGACTTACGGCAAGAGCGGTGTCGACCGGCTGATCACCCAGCGGGACCAACTTCTCCAGCGATACAACCGCGAGCCGCAGGCCATCGACGCGATCACCAGATCCTACGAAAAGATGATCGCCATGGAGGAGAAGGCCGCGCGCGAAGCCCTCGCGGTTAAGGCGGCGAAGGAAGCCGAAGAAGCATTGCGGAAGCAGTCCGAAGCCATCACTTCGTTCGGCGACCGGGTCAGCCAGTTTATGGAGAACCCGCTCCAGGGGGCGAAGGGCGCGATCTCATCGGTGCTTTCCGCTCTTGGTCCCTTTGGCATTGCCGTCACCGCTGGGGCTGCCGTGCTCGGCACCATTGCGGCGTCCGCATTCGAAGCCGCGAAGAGTCTCGGCGAGTACGGCACCCGGGTGAAGGACGCGGAGTTGCGCACCGGGTTGACCGCGAAGGAAGTCGGACAGTTCGGCTTCGCCGCACGCGCGGTCGGGCAAGACATCTCGATTGTCGAGCGCCTGATGCGCGGTCTGTCCCAGGCGGCCGACGACAATTCCAGGGAAGGCGAAAAGGCGCGGGCCACCTTGCGCGGGATGGGCATCGATTTTCACACCGCCACGGGAGAGATGAAACCCACCTCAGAGATTCTGACGGAGATCTCCGAGGGTCTGAACAAGCTCCCGGAAGGCCTTCAGCGGGACGCCGCCGCCATGGACCTATTTAAGAAGGTCGGTGTCGAGGCAATTCCGTTCATGACGGAACTCAACGAGAACCTGCGCGTCGCTCACGAACAGGGCTTCGGGCCGACCGAGGACGACATCCGCCGTTTTGCCGAATACCAACGTGAAGTTACGGTGCTCGAAACCAAGTGGGACGCGCTGGTCCGCAAGTTCAAAGAAGGACTGGTCGTCACCGTGACGTGGGTCGGCAAGGGCGTCGACTGGTTCCTCAATAACATCAGCACCGCCGGAGACGATGAACGGGAACACCGCGAAGAGGAACAGGCGATGCAGGATGCTGCCGCCATTCGGGCGGCGGGCGGTATCGGGGCGAAGATGTCGATCAGCGGTCATCGTCAACAGGTGGCTGACATGGAGCGACAGGCGCCGGAGATCATGAAGAACCGCGATGGCACCTTGAAGCGCATCGAGGATTTGCGGGCCCAACAGCAAGGGCTGGTCGGCGATTTCGGCATTCTGCAAGCCATCGCTCCCACGCTCGACGAGGAGGCCCGAGCGAAGCGTGCGGACGAAATTCAGAACCAGATTCAGCAGTTGCAGAAGATGCTGAACGATGCCGAGGCAGCCACCAAGCGGACAGACCTGCGGGCCGGCAAGGAAGAGACGGATCGCATTCGCGCCCGGTTCTTCGGCACGCACGATGGCATGGAGAAGGCTTACGCCGACGCCAAGAAGGACGTCGAGCGGCTCCAGAAGCAATTGCTCGAACCCGACAAGCCGTTGACGAAGGCTCAGGCACAGGATCTGGGCCAACAACTCCACACTGCGGAAGCCACTGAAGCACGCCGCAAGGCGGCACTGGACGCGGTGGCAAAGGGCGCGGAGCAGCTCAGGGATTTCCGCCGCCAGGCGGCCGAGTTCGAAAAGAAGGGCGATGAAGCCGAGCTCGATGCCATCGGCAAAATCTACTACCAGCGCGACCAGCTTCTGCAGCAGGCCGCGAAGGTGAAGGCGTCGGAATCGGAGATTGCGGCGATCCGCAAGGCGGCGGACGAGCAGGCGGCCGTGCTCTCTAAAAAGGCATGGGAGGAGTTCGAAAAGTACGCCGACAAGCAAGCGGCCGAGCAGCAGAAGAAAATGATCGCCCTCATGATGCCGAGCAAAGAGCAGATGAAGGAGTGGGAGGAAGGCTTCGCGGCGCAGGAGCGGATTGAGGACATCGGCGTCCAGGCGCAGCGCGATGAACTGCGGCGGCGCGCTCCGCGGTCCACGCGCGTGGCGGAACTGACTGCCGGCCAGGAAACGCCGATGGCCATGTCTGAGGCTGAGAAGCGGGAGCTATCGGCGCGAAAGGAAGAGGCAGCGGCGCAGCGAGCCTACCAAATCCGGCTCGATCTGGCCGTCCAGTTGGCGGGGATCGAAGCGGAACGGATATCGAAAGAAGAGAACGCGGCCAAGCGGTCCGTCATGGCGGCGCAGGCGCAGAAGGATCTGTTTACGGAAATCGCCCAGGCGCAAGACCAGCTCGAAGAAAAGCAGGCGCAGCTCGAACAGAAACGCCAGCAGGAGATCCAGTCGCAGTTCGACAGCCTGCAGAAGCAGGCAGAAAAGCTGATCGACGTTCTGTTCACCAAGCCCAAGAACTTCGGCAAGGATCTGCTGAGTACGATCCACGCCGCCGTGCTCAAGCCGGTGACCGAAACGCTGGGCGGCATGGCGGCGAACGTCCTCCATCCGATCATCTACGGTGCGGATGGGCAGGGCGGCCTCGCGGGCATTCTCAAGGGCAGGAAGCAGGACCCGGTGCGCGTGTCCACCGACCAGAACACCGCCGCGACCATGCAGAACAGCGCGGTGATGGCGGCACTCACGGCTATCCTGGCTGCAGGCATGGGAGTGGCGGCTCCGTCCTTGCAGAGTGGCGCCGCCGGCGCCGCGGGCGTCTTGGGAATTTCCATTCCATCGATCTCGGCGCCAGCCAAGATGAGCGCACCTATGGGGGCGGGCGGCTACACTGCGGCTCCTTGGAGTTCCAGCGGTACTGGATTGAATCCGATGGCAATGCTGTTCAGCAGTGCCACGCGTAGCGGCTCCGGAGCGGCTGGCGGTGGAGCTGGGGTCGGCGGGACGGATCACTCTTGGTCGGGTGCGGCCCCAAGCGGTTATACTCCCGCTCCTTGGGCTGCTGGCGGCGGAGATTGGTCCGGCGCATCGGCGGGGATGCCGACGTTGAACCGGGCGCAAGGCGGGACGGGCGGATTCAACCCGCTGGCGATGCTGTTCGGCGGCGGTGCGCGCGGTGGCGCGGCTGGTGGGAGCGGGCCGAGCGGTCTGGCGGGAATCGTCAGTAACCTCAAGCGCACGAACTGGGGGAGCTTCAATCGGAGCCCGTCTAATCCGACCTATGGCACAGATGAAAACGGCAACGACGTCCAAACCGGAGATTCCGGCGGCAAGATCACCGGAGTAGGTGGCGTGGCTGGCGCGGCGCTGCTGGCGGGTGGCACGATGCTGGCGCAACAAGGGCTGCTCGGGAACAGCCGTGGCACATGGACGGGCACAGCGGAAGGGACGGCTGGCGGGGCGGCCATCGGGTTCCAGATGGGAGGCCCATTGGGCGCGCTGATTGGCGGCGCTGCCGGTTTCGGCATTGGTATCGGAGAGATGATAGCCGGTGTCAAGTCTCCGCAGAGGGAGGCGCACGACGACATCAAGAGCATCTACGGTGTCGATATTCCCCAGAACAGCGGCACGATCAAGCAGGTGGTCCACATCGCCCAGTCGCAGTTCGGCGGCCAGATCGCGGTGGCGGTGCGATCCCCGAGCGTCCGTCAACTCGTGATGCTGTATTCGGAGGCGACCGGCCAGAAGATGCCGATGTCGGCCACAACTCCATACGCGGGGAGCTTGGTGGAGCAGGGCGGCAAGCTCTATCAACAGGCCAGCTACCAGGATGGCCAGGCTCACGCATACGCCTCGAACATTCCGACGCTCGGCGGTATCGCCACCGGAACCTATCCCACGCCCGGTGGCCCGAACACGGCAGGTGGCAGCGGTGCGACATACCTCTCGCTGAACATCAGCGGCAACGACGCCGCGAACTTCATGACTGGCCAGTTCGTCACGCCGCAGTTCGTGACTGACCAGGCGATGGCGGCGCAGTATTCGAGCTACGGGCGCACGCAGCAGTCGGCCAACATGCAGTTGCCCGGCTTGACGGTGGCGTGATTCAACGTGCCAGGCAACCTCGTACAATCCGCCCCCAACGGAGTGATGCCGGCGTCGCTGTGTACCGCGTTCACGGAGCTGCGCGAGTATGCGCAGCTTCAGAACCAGTATCACGACGGCACAATCCAGCGGGCGCAGCTCGCGCAGACCTCGCGGCGGACGTTCCGGCTCAGCAAACGATTGAGCGTATCTTTGCTCTCCGCACTATACAGCTTCTGGGTTTCTCAGAATGGCGGTCTCACGCCATTCGCGTTCTACAATCCGTTCGACGTGGCGGCGGGCCAGCAGGTCGGCAGCAACTACGATCCAACCGGCAACAACACGCAGGGACGCGTGACAGTCGCGTTTCGCGGCAACTGGGCGCAGTCCTCGGACTTGGCGCGGACTAACCTCCAGGGGCTGGAACTTATTCAGGTGGCCTGAGAGCATGCGCGCAGATGCAAAAACGTGAGATGAAATCACGCCCCCTGAACTTCAAAGCCGAGATAGCGAAGGCCCTTCAAAATCCTGCCATTTACCGGAGGATATTCTTTCGGTTTTACGGTTCCGTAAATTTCGAGAGCACAAGAAATACCGAAAAGTCTCAATTTCAACCGACTGTCATAGAGAACATCATGCAGTCGCTCAACGAAATCGCCGCCGCCATGGACCAAGTGCTTGAGGCTCTTTCTGATCTTCGCAACATCGTCGTTGTTTTCACGCCAGAAGGCGACCGGCAAATTAGCCGCTCCCCCTTTCACGAACCTCAGCTGCTCATAAAACGCATGGAGCGCGGTTAGTCCTTGCGTAAGGTCCTCTTTTGAGGCAGCATCTATCGCATCTGCCTCGCCAAATGTACTCTCAACTCTCTGGAGCGATGGCACGTAGTCTTCGTGGATGGTGTCTTTATCGGGAATGATCCATTTGCGACCGAGACGCAGAATTTCCTCGCGACGGACATCCTGCGAGCGGGGCGGGGCGGATTCCCAAACGTCTCCAGGCGCATGGACCCTTCGTACCCAGCTTAGAAACCTGTTCGTCTGGTGCGCGGCATCTAAAGCATTGAGCTCCGTGCGATGCAATTTGTTGTCCTCAAGGAGTCTCCGGACCTCAGTAAAGGCATTACGATACTCGTACACCTGGCGACGCAGAGACTCTAAAAAGATACGCTCTGCAGTTTTCTTCTGGCTTGCTACGTTGATATTTGGCGGCTCTGCCTTGCCGACCACGCCGCCGATGAGTTCGTCCACGTCTGCCACGGTGAACTTCTTGTGCGCGTCGGTGAACCGTTTGAGGGCATCGTCGGTCAGCACCGGCGCGTATTCCCACAACTCAGCAAACACTGCGCGGAGTTCCCCGATTGCCTCGGAGCCCTCAGAATCGTCCAGAAGAATAGTCGCCTCACGATTGGACTGGAGACCGCCATCGGTCAAGTTGGATGAGCCAACCATCGCCGCAGCATCGAATAAGTAAATCTTGGCGTGAAAACGTCGGTGCGTGTAGTACCGAACTCGGATGTTCGGCTCGTGCTGCACTGCAGCGAGTGCTGCGGGACTGGTAGCGGCGTTCAGGCCGACCAGCAGGTCCACCCGTTTGCCGCTTCTCGCAGCCTGAAGGAGATGGTCTGTTCTTGTGACATATGGCGCGGCGATAAAGATCTGGGTGGCTTCGGACGCTAATTTCGTGAACGGATTGATCACAAAATCCTTCGACGGACCATTTGAGAAGACACGTCCCATAGCTGAATCCATAGTGTAGTTGCTGTACACACGGCGCGCTACTGCACGTTCTCTTCACGGCAGGAGTTGTCCTGTAAGCGGATCGTCTTTGATCGCGCAGCAGCTTGCCTGCTATCAGAAGGCACCATGTCCGACACTATCGGCCGCATCACCGTCCCTACGGTTCTGAACTCCGGCCAGACATTTCCGCTCACCACGCGATACCCGTTCGGCTTCTCCGTCGAGCGCCCGGTGATCGTGCACCGCTTCGGCAGCCTCGACGCCAAGCAGGAGCAGCGGTACTACGTCGGGATCGGCCCGCGCAAGTTCCAGTTCAAGCACCCGAACCTGACCTGGGCCGAAACCAACCAGCTCAAGGCGTTTTGGGAATCGATGCAGGGGCCTTGGCAGGCGTTCACCTACACGGTCCCCA